TGGAGGATATGTCTCTAATCAACACCCCCTATAACGATCCAGCGGTAGAACACGCCAAAGCTGCAACAGCCCTAAAGCTCATGGGAACTTCTTCCTCTACTGCGGATACACTCAGAAGCTATCGTGGTGCGCGGGTATCTAATGTCACGTTCTTTGGGTTCCTTGTTGGCATCGACACCGCAAATGGAGACTGCAACGGCCTTACCATAGACTCATGTGATTTCTATGAGATGACACCTGCTGCTGGGATTGGAACCTGCATCAACATTGGGAATGAGTCTGATGGCATCAGCATCACAAACTGCTCCTTCATGGCAAACTACAGTGGGATTTCAATTGGTCAAAGTACCTCCACCACATATAGCCGCAACATTCGGATTGCTGGGTGCATATTTAAGGAGATCAAGTCAGTTGCTGCGGGTACTGGTGGGGAAGGCATTCTTCTTACCAAGGCGAATGACACCCTCATTGAACGCTGCTCATTCTATAGGTCAGCCGCAGGTGCGAACACTGGGATTAGGTTCTTTGGGGGTTACGACCAGAGAAACATCACGGTTAGGGATTGCCACTTCAACGGCAACCATACTGCCAGCAGTACGGATACAGAGCCAATCCTTATTCAAGGTGCTGCGGGTATCCATAAGAACCTCCTCTTTGAGAACCTTTACTATGAGGACTGCGCTGGATCAGGACTTATTGGGGTAACTGGAACGCCACACCCCAGCAACACCATCACAATCCGAAACTGTGAGAACGATACAGGAGCAGTGGGAGACGGTGGCTATATTGCAGATGCTGTCACACTTGCAGCGTCTCGGTATGCTGGGGTGATGCTCACCAAGGGGATCATCGCGGCTGGGATGATTACTCTTGCTAACGATTCAAGAACTGTTGCCTCCTCATTCAACACAACTTCTGTTGTAAGAACGGCTGATGTAACAACCGTTGTCACGATAGCCCATGCTGCTGCTTCTACAGACTACTTAGTGTTACTTACTGGCACATACGCACACACCGCGACCGCAGAGCTTACATATGAGGTGAACAGCGCAACTCAGTTCACTATTACTCACTGGGACGAAGATACCCCTACTGGTAAGAAGATTTCATACCTCGTTTTAGAATTCTAAGAATTAGAAAGAGACTCCCATGATCGTAAAAACACTCCAAAACGGTTCCTTAGATAGTGCAGGGTTTGGTTCCGCTATCACCACAGAAGCCCCAGGGGGTGCTAAAGGAACCCTGCAACTCAAGATCACCACAGCAGAAGGTCTTGAATCTTTCAATGTCCGTGTGCAGGGCCGCTTAAGCGAATCCGTAGAGTGGATTGATCTCCCAAGTGCAGCTTGGACTTCTGCTACCACCGCAGTATCCACAACAGCCGTTTTAGCTGATGTTACCATCTACCCACTGATGCGATTCAGTTGCCAAGCTATGTCTGGTACTGCTGGAACCTTGACTGTGGTAGCACAGGTCGGGTATTAACGTGAGCGAAGACACACTTAAAGAATTACATGACGTAATCTCTCAAGAGCTTTTGCTGAGAATTCAAAGCGGGGACGCAACCTCTGCTGACCTGAATGTGGCTCGTCAGTTCCTTAAAGATAATGGAATTGATGCGAATACAGGGCAATCCCAACCGCTGATGAACTTAGCTACAGTGTTGCCATTCGATCCTGAAAAAGAAATAACAGACGCAGGGTGAGATAACATGCCGCAAGATGATGGGGAATTCCGTGGGGCCACTAAGGCTGAGATCCGCTTCATTAAGGAGCAGCTCGGTGTACTTAGGTTAGACCTCAAAGAGATCAGCGAAGCCTTAAGTGACCTGAAGGACTTCCGCACCAAGGTCTTAGCATATGCTGGCCTAATGGCTGCTGCGGCCACATTAGGAATACAGTTCTTGATGGACAAAGTGAATGGGGGATGATGATGTCTCAATCAGAATCAGGAATCTTAGCTCGGATCATCCGATGGTTCAGCGGGGAAGACTGCGATGACATCCCCAAGCGCAAGAGGGGCAGCGTGACAGAAGCCCTGGCTCGTGTTGCTCAAGCAGAGGAACGACTAACAACGGTTGAGGAAGCTACTATGTCAATGACAGTAGCCAGCCTCCCTGAAGCAGCCAGAGCCAAGTATGAAGCGGACAATGAAGAAGAGGACTGGTTCTAATGGGTGGAATAGTCAAAGCCATCTTGGATTTCATATGGGGGATTCTTCGTGCAGACAAGACAGCTAAAACGGCTACTCGTTCTTCTACTCGGACTCGCGATTGGGTCCGTGAGCGGTTGCGGAAGCATCGGGACAACGGAAGTGATACTGATACCAACAACGGTTGACGTTGATGGAGTCCCCTACACTGTCGTTCGCTTAGGCGAAGATGTCAGGGCAAAGGTATATGTAGAGAAAGGGACAGGATTCCTCCTGTCTACTAATCGCGTGTTAATTAAGGCGGGTTGGCTATTGATACCACCCCCACCACCTGAAGGAGATGACAGATGAGCAAAGGATTCAAGTCCACCGAATTTTGGTTGTCAGCGGCGGCGGCATTATGTGGTTTGCTGATGTCGGCAGGTGTCTTCGCTGACACTGGAACAGTTATGAAAGCCCTGGGACTTGCAGCGGCAGCTTTAGCTTCTGCTGGTTACTCCGTTAGTCGCGGAATGGCTAAGAAGTCCTGAACCTGTTGGAGATAATCCCAGATGATTGACCAACGCCTTCAGGACTTCCGTAATTTCCTGTATCTCTGTTGGGAACATCTGGGATTACCAGAGCCTACTCCCTGTCAATACGATATTGCTGACTACCTCCAGAACGGCCCAAAGAGGCGGTGCATTCTTGCCTTCAGAGGTGTTGGGAAGAGCTGGATCACTTCAGCATTCGTCATTCATCAGCTACTCCTTGACCCAACCAAGACAGCGTTGATCTGCTCGGCCAGTAAACAGCGATCTGATGACTTCAGCACCTTCACATTACGTCTCATTGACGAGATGCCACTTCTACAGCACCTCAGGCCCCACGAGAACCAGAGAAACTCAAAGATTGCCTTTGATGTTGGTCCTGCTCCTGCATCCCATGCCCCTTCAGTGACCTCCAAAGGCATCAACTCACAGATAACAGGCTCTCGTGCTGACCTTATCATCAGCGATGACTGCGAATCACTGTCCAACAGTGCCAGTCAGATGCTCAGAGACAAGATGAGTGAACAGGTTAAGGAGTTTGACGCTGTGCTGAAGCCCAACGGGGCCATTGTCTACCTTGGAACGCCACAAACAGAAGCAAGCCTTTACAATCAACTACCAGAACGTGGATATGATGTCCGCATCTGGCCTGCACAGATTCCAACTGAGAAGCAAAAAACAGGGTATGGCAAACGTCTATCGCCCTTCATTGACAAAATGCAGTTGGGAGAAGGGGAGCCAGTAGACCCAAAGAGATTCAACACGTTTGATCTCCTTGAGCGTCGTGCCAGTTATGGCGAAGCTGGCTACGCCCTTCAATTTATGCTTGACACCTCTTTGGCTGACGTAGATCGTTATCCATTGAAGCTGTCAAACCTGATCGTCATGCGGTTGGACACTGAGCAAGCACCAGAGAAGATCATCTGGGCTGGATCTCCAGAGTATGCCTACAGGGATCTACCATGCGTTGGATTAGCTGGGGATCACTACTACATGCCTTTAGGAGTGTCAGGTGACTTCCTGCCATACCAAGGGTCAGTGATGGCTATTGACCCTGCTGGACGAGGAGCTGATGAGACTTCCTTCGCTGTGGTGAAGATGCTGAACTCACAACTCTTTGTGACAGCAGCAGGAGGACTGCCTGGTGGTTACTCCGATGAAACCTTGGAAACCTTGGCAAAGATCGCCAAAGAACAGAAGGTCAACGCAGTCATCATCGAGTCCAACTTCGGTGATGGCATGTTCACCGCACTGTTCCAACCTGTCCTGAACAAGACCCACAAAGTCACCATTGAAGAAGTCCGTCACTCCATTCAAAAAGAGAAACGGATCCTGGATTGTCTGGAACCAGTTCTCGGTCGTCACAAGTTGGTTGTAGATGAGTCGGTAATCCAAAAAGACTACAACTCCAACGGCCACCTTCCATCTGAGAAAGCCTTGAAGTATCAACTGTTCTATCAGATGTCGAGACTCACCAGACAGAAGGGCTGTTTAGCTCACGATGACCGCTTGGATGTCTTAGCTATTGCTGTCAACTACTGGACTGAGCAGATGTCCAGGGATGTAGATGAAGCCATGATGAGTCAGAAGCACCATAAACTCGACCGTGATCTGGAAACCTTCATGGATAACGCTATGGGGACAGACCCCAGAAGAGGAAACCTATGGATGAAACCAACTCAGTAGATGATCTGGTAG